CCTTCGATCAGTTTCACGAGGCGGAAGTCGTCCCAGTTCGAGCCGATCAGCTTCCAAACGATGTCGCGCTTGCCGATGCCGAGCTCGTCCCGGCGCGGGATGAATCCCGTGATCCCAAGGCGGTCCCGCCCAAGCGGCCGCACTGGGAAGTTGTTCGACGCCGGCCAAGCGTAGTGCTTGCCGCTCGCCGACGAATAGAGCCCGTCCGGATCGGAGGTTTGCTTCCCGAACAGGAACCCCTTGAATTCGACCACGAGTTCGAGCCGGGGCGGGACGCGCCCCAGGTCGGACGGCGCGGGCAGGAGCGAGAGCGAGGCATCCGACGACCCGTCACTGAACGTCGTCGTCGTGTTGTCGTCCACGTCGAACGCGGCGAAATACTCAGTCCCGGGCCCGGTCGCGGTCCGGTAGATGCGCCGGAAGTTGACCTTCGTGTCAGCCGAAAGCGGGATCACCGAGTAGGCGATCAGTTCGCTCGCGACGACCACTTCGCTGCTGGCCGGTCCGGTCATGCTGAGCGCGAGCACGCGCCCGGTGTTGTCCTTGATCCCGAACGCCACTTTCGCCGCGAAGGTGCCGCTCAGCGAGCCCGCCGCGCCGGCAGCCACCGTCGGCGCCGCGGTCGGGGCCACGAGACTGAGCGGATAGACTTCCCCCTCGGGCGAAATCCACACCGGGGTCGAGAGCGCGTTGACGACGACGACGGCCCGCCCGAAGACCGCGAAGCGCGCACGCTTGCCGGCCTTGATGTAGATGCCGTTCGGCAACGTCAAGGTTTCGATCGTCCCGTCCGTGTTCACCAGTTGAAGCGACGTGCCGGCCGAGACGACGGAGAACGGCATCAGATCACCCCCATGAAGCCGCCGTGGTTGAGGCCGCCCGCGTTCGGAAGCGTGTCGACCTCCGTCCAAGTCCCGCCAGACCCGACTTTCCGCCAGATGGCGCTGTCTGACCCCGCCGTCGAGGTCACCGCGATGTAGAGCGTTTTGTTGACGACGACGCCGCCCTTGACCGCGTCGATCGCGGGAGACTGCGACGTCCAGGTGATGCTCGTCGACCAGGAGGTATTGTTGTAGACGTCTGTCAGGAGCGTGACGCCCGCGCCGCCGCCATCGTAGTAGGTCGCGTAGAGCCGGTCGTCCACAACCAGGAGCATGTCCCAGGTGTTGACGTTGGCCTGGCTCCCGGTCCGCACGGTCGACCAGGTGCCATCCGGCGTGCGCTGCTCGATGATCGCCGCCGTGACGCCGGCACTCGCCGTGCCCGCGTAGAGATTCCCCTTGTAGGCGTTGATGGAGATGTAGCCTTCGTGGCCGGCCGCGACGGTCCGCTCAACTACCCAGGTCGTATCCCCTGGGCGCGCGCTGAGCACACGGCCGGATCCGCCATTCTTGAGCGTGCCAACGAACAATCGCCCGAGATAGGACACGGCGCACGCCACGACTTCGGTGCCGGTGATCTGCGCGCCGATCTGTTCCACGATCCCGGTGTAGGGATTGAACTGCCAGACATACCCCTTCGCAACGAAGACGACCGCGTCGTTGAAGAGACAGAGCGTCCGGTGCGCGTCCGTGCTGTAGACGTAGCGGATGACCTCGTAGGCCAACTCCCCGTCGAGCCCGTAGAGCAACTGCCCCTGGGTCGCGTGCTGGGCGACGTAGTAGAGCGTGCGGTCGAGGGTGACCGTGCGCGGCCGCGGCCCGGTCGACGTCACGCCGCCGCCCTGCTCTGCCGGGATCGTCGCCTGATTGATTTCAGTGACCGTTGCCCAGGTCGTGCCGTTCGTGCTCTTCCGGATCGACGTCGAGCTCGCCAACTGCGCGTAGATGGCGCGCCCGCCAGGCGCCGGGAGCGGGACCCCGAGGACCCCATACACCGCGCCAGCCAGCGCCGAGGTATTCAATCGCTGGAGGCCCAGCCGCTTCCGGATCGCGCCGATGCCTTCGTCCAGGTAGAACTCGGCGTTTTGCGCGGCGACCAGTTCGCCGTCCTCAATGTGCAGGGGCGATTTCGAGAGGTTGACGCCTTTCTCGCCGAGGTTGTAAACGTTGAGTTTTTGATTCGGGTCGGACGCCATCAGAAGCCCCCATCAGTCACGTCGCAACGGCAATCTACTGCCACCATTGCTCGAAGAGGGCTTCAGCTACGTCCTCCTCGTCAGTCTGCCGTGGCGACAGGCTGATGAGAATGTTTTGCTTCTCGGTGCCGTAGACGGCCATCCAGGAGGGATCGGGTGATCGGTCCTCGCGTTCCTTCGCCCGGGCATACGCCACGGTCCAGGCGATCAGGGCGTTGTCCGACTCGCCAGGGATCGGATTGGCGTCGCCGATGACCTTCTCGGTCAGCACGGGCACGTAGGTCAACCGCAGGGGGACGGCGGCGGTGAGTGAGGGGGCCACGTAGATCGTTGGAGCCGCGACCGGGGCGCCGGCTCCAACCGCGTGCCACCAGATCGTTCCGCCGTAGGCCGGGTCGGTATCGCTGCGCGCGCGCGCCGACATGAAGTCCGCGTGGTTGTAGTTTTTCGGGCGGTAGTGCAGCGTCGGGTAGCTGGAGAGCACCCGCGGTTCGAGCCCGCGAATGATGGCGACGTCGGTGGGCACTCCCGTCAAGCTGAGCGCGCTGGCGGCCTGGGAGACGTTGGTCGCGTCGATCGTGAGGAAGTAGTCCTGGTAGTTGTCGTTGATGGCGCGCCAGAGGTCGCGGATCCCGCGATTCGTGAGGGCGACGAGCTCCACATCCGACCAGAATTTCGCCGTCGCCTCAATCAAGTGGCGGCGGGAGATGTCTACGATCGTCTGGAGCGTCGTCGCCACCGGGGTCCTCTACGCGGAGGCGAAGGCCGCGGCCGTCATGGTCGAGGTCTGCTTCATGTAGCCGGTCCAGGTGATTTCGGCCGCCAGGCCAGCCCCGCTGTTTTTGAGTTCGAAGTCCTTGCCTTCGGTCAGCGCGACGCCCTCTTCTCCGAAGTCGAAGTTGATCGGGCCGATGCCAGGGCTCGCCTTCGTGCCCGCGATGATGCGCGGGGTCGTGTTGTCGTCCTGGAAGGTCAAGGTCGCCGCGTTGTCGGTGATGACGTTGACCGAGATTTTCTGAATGAAAATCGTATGGTTCGCCTTCAACTCGACCAGTTGCCGAGCCGTGACGCTCAAGTTGTCGGCGGCGGCCAGGGTGGTCCGCCCGCTGATGTCGCGGTGGACGGTGCGATGTTCGAGGTTTTTGACGCTCATGGTCGAGGCTCCTGCGGGGCTGGGAGCGAACGGACGACGACGGGCCGTCCGCTCCCAACACCACTACGCCGGCTGACCGACTTCGTGACCGCTCGAAACACCCGCCGCGGCCGCATCGATCGACACGTTCCACCAGACGTCGGTCGCGTTCCCGACCACGTCCGGGGTGGCGAAGTTCGCCGTCGCGGTCTGGAAGAAGTTGTCAACGACGAAGTTGTTGCCCGCGGTCGCACCGTTCGACACGTTGAGCACGTAGGTCGAGGTCGGGGTGCCGCCATCGGTGAACGTGTTGCCTTCGATCCGACACCCGAAGGCAGCGATCTTGACGCCGTTCGTGAAGCCGTTGAAGTGGTTGTTCCGGATGCTCCAGAGGCTCTGCCCGACACCGATGTTGCCGACGCCGAGGATGCACGCCGTCGTCAACGCCTCGAAGATGCAGCCCTCGATCGCGACGTTGTAGCAGCCGCCCGTATCGCTGATGCCCCCAGCGCCCGAGGCGAACCGGCATCCGAGCACTTCGAGATGCGAGGCATCCTCTTCGGTCGCGTCCTCCACCGCCGTGCGGTCGAGCCGCAGGGCGTAGTTCGAGGCGTGCGCCGCGAACAGGATGTTGAGGAAGCGCCAGCCGGGCGTTCGGACGATACAGAGCGGCGAATTCGTGCCGCCCGACTTCCACGTCGCGCCACTGAGCTCCCCGTTGAGCGGATGCGTGTCCGCATGGCGCGGCCGTGTCGTGTCGCCGATCACGGTCACGTTCGGCGCCCCGAGCGGCGTTGTCAGGTGCTCTGTGACGTTCCCGCGGAACCGGATCGTGTCCCCCGCGGTGATCGTGTCGAATGCCTTGTCCATCGTCTCGAAGGCGTTCGCCCACGACTTGCCGTCATCCAGGTCCGATCCGTTGTTGGTGTCGACGTAGTAGACCGTCCCGATCCCCACTTCCGCGAGGACCTTCAGGGTGCCGTTGATGTTGCCATACATGGCGTTGCCGACGACGCCAATTCCGGCATTTCGATTGTTGGAGAGGATCTGCGCGACGCGGTCGAAGACCTGCACAAACCGAGTAGACATCGAGGATTCCTTTCACAAAAGCTGAGCGGAGCCTCGGCCCCGCCCAGCGGTCCACCTACCGAGAGAACTACGCGGCGCCGATGATCGCGAACCCGTTCACCGTGTCGGCCGCGGCGCCGTCGGTGGTCCCGTCGCCGGCCGTCACGGAGCCGATCACGCATCCGGTCGCGAGCTTCAGCCCGTCGTGGAACACGAGGCAGTGCGTCTGCCCGCCCCCGCCCGTGCCGACGAACGGCACGACGAGGCTCGCGCCGGCCTGCACCGCGCTGGCGTGGTCCGAGACTTTCAGGAAGGTCGTCGTGGTCGACGCGGCCGGCTTCGCGGCGTAGACCGCATAGAGCTTGCAGGCCGAATCCGAGATGACGACTTCGCCGCCCGACAGCGCGGAGAAGAACTCGATGTAGAGGTCCGGGTTGCTGAGCATCTGCATGTGCTTCCAGAGCGACCGCAGCGCTTCAGCGACGCCCACCTTTCGCGATTCCAGGCGGGCCTTCTGCTTCACGAGGTTGATGTCTTCGAGGGTCGGCAGAGCCATTGAACTGTTCTCCTTACCGGGCGGGCATCAAGGGGTGCAAGGCCCGGTTTCTTGCAGGATCAGCGACCGATGAAGATCGCCGAGCCGCCGCCAAAGTTCAGCGGCCGATACACCGGCGGGCCGCCGCGCGGCCTGCGCGCGCCCACCGGGTTCCGCGCGGAGAGCCCGACCCGTTCGCCGGTGCGCGCTTTCGCCAAGATGTAGGCATCGTGGTTCCGCGCGTCGAGCTCTCCCTGAATCGATCGATCGATGGCCGCCTCCGCCTGCACGTCCTGATCGTCCAGGCGGTCGGTAAC